ACCTGCACAATCTATTCCTTTAGCGGTTGTAGTTGCAGCATTCCAGTTGGCAAATGATGGGTCTGGACAGCCAAATTGTTTATACATACAACAGCTATCCCAGTCCTTGGTTTGCATATATAACTCACCATAGTATTCTCCATTAGAGGCTGGGTTATAGTCCCATGTTGACCCATAGTCATCTCCTGTTCCCATCGTGTTACAGCCGGAGAAAAGAATATTATTGGAGTTACCATATGTCGCAGGGTCACCCACACCTACCGGGCTTTCCCAAAGGTCTGGTGCACCATTCCATAATGGTGTCACGTCCGTTCCACTATTATAACATGGGTGATGAACGGGCTTTCCTTGACAATCAAAACATCCATTATCTTGGGGTATTGGGTCGGAGGCAATATTAAAACCATTTAAAATAGAATTGTTTGAAATACATCCTGTAGGGGATAGATTAGATGGAGGTCCCATACAGACTCCATTAGGGCTACAGTTTTGGTCTTCACAAGTATCCCATACTGTTGAACTTGGGGGACAATTAGCTATCAAATCATGCCCACCTGGTATTGCTTGAGAAGGTATACCTGTCCCATAATCCATAGAATTTAAACATGAAGATAGTGGACAACCATCATTATTTGTTGAACCAAGAGTTAATGGTGAAATACATAAACTAATATAAGGAAATCCTCCTTCGTTGGGTGCATTTTGGATTCCACATTGCACCGAGTACCCTAACCAACTACAATAGAACCAACTATTGGGTGCCCACGACCATCCTCCTGGGTTTCCACCCCATAAGTAATATTCAAATGTAACGTCTAACCTACCATTTCCGGCCCAACTGTAAGTACCACAAGAGTTATTCATCCATTTGCCTCTGTCAGGGTGTAATTGATAAAGACCTGCGTAAATTTGACCACATCTTTCTATTTGTCCTACATTAAAATACCATTGTTTAGTTGATGTTGACTTCATATATATCCCAGTAGTTCCTCCTGGAAACCATCCCTGGTCCCAAGTATCTTCGTGTGAAGTGTAAGTACTGTTTCTAACAAATTGATAGAAAAATGGCATCTTACCAGCATACATACCAGAACAAAGACAAGAACATGAGTCATTATTTAAAGCTGAAGGATTTCCACCTGCAGCAGCACTATCGTAATTAGCCATACTAAAAGCTGAATATTTAGAAGATGGATTTTGATAGACATTAGGATAGTTATAACCCACACCCCATGTAACTGCTCCTATTCTTTCAGTTCCTAATGATGGTCCTGATGCATTTCCTGGACATCCCATAATTTATATTTTCTTTTTATTAATCATTAGTTTCTACTAATATCGTTATTTGTTTAGTACAACCTTTATCATCTAATATTGTAAAGGTGTAAAGACCTGCTGTTGGCCCATTTATATTTGTATAATTGCTAGGACAAAGATTGTCAAAGAAAATATTATTATATTGCCCATTTATTGGATAAATAGTTGTAGATTCTCCCGTATTATCGTTCGTAATTGTATATTCTAAACTTCCCATATTAAAACCACTTATTTCTACTACACCATCACAATCAAAACTATTGGTCATAATTCCATTTGCGTCAGTTAAAGTAATAGTAGTGCATTTTTGGACATTAATTATAGATAAATTAAGATTTTGTATTTCAGTACAGCCACAATTACCATTACACTCCTCTAAACTAGCAAACATATTATTTTGAGATAATAAAGTAGAATAAGTAGATTGCCCTGTGGTCTCATCTATCCAACTGTTTTGTGGTACTTCACTGCACACTGTATTAACACACTCAAATAACCTATCTAGTGGAGTTATATTACTTACTGGTGGGATTATTGGGGTAGGTAATGGGGACATCTCAGCTTGTGGTCCCCCATAGACTATAGCAGAACCCACTGCACCACCTCCTGATGGTCGTGTTTGGGTACCAGAAGTGGTGAGCCTCCATCCATGTCCGCTTCCACAGCTGTTTATACATTCAGCCTCAGTACAATATAAGTCACTTCCTTGTCCAGAATGATATACCCCATTTGAGTCTGGAGGTCCTAACCAAGTCATCATATCTGCGTAATTTCCTGAAAGACTTCCAGGCCCCCATCCACTATCTAGATAGAATTGAATTGTGAAACAATCTATACCCATATGACATATCCAACAGTCTAACTGAGGGTTTGTAGGACAGTCACAGCCTTCTTCTTCTTCTTCTCTACAACAATAATAATCTATATTATTATGGTTTAATCCCATGCTCATTGCAGAATATGCCGTGGTTCCACCACTATAATCGATATAGTTAATGTCATTTAAGGTATAAGCTGTATACCAAGAAGAAAGAGTTGTTATTACTCCTGTACCAGATAACCCCACATCTACAACACTTCCTACATTTGGGTAGGGATTAGTTCCATATTGTTTTAATACATTTAACTGACTAGTGTACGAATGTCCTGTTACAGGAAAAGGTGTAGTTACCCAACTACTACTTAATGTGTCCCACACATCTGGATTACTATCACCCCAGAATATCCAATCTTGTGTTACTGAATCACACCCTATTGGGTCGCCGATATTAGGGGCAAGAAGAGAAAAATTACCAAATGGATTAGGTATTACTGGAGTATTAAAATATGGAATAGGTATTGTCTTAGATATAAATGTAGTGCCCCACGGATTTATTTGACTTAATGTTATCGTGTATCCTGTACTTGGGGTGGTGTATGTATGACTTGCAGTAACCTGTAATGGAGGTGTAAGTTGTGCGGTGTTACCGTCACCCCAATCTATATCGTATGGTGCAACTCTTAAGAATTTTCTAAATTCTAAATCTGCAGTATTAAATACTGTAATACTATTATTATTACCTGTGTATACAAAATTAGCTAAGACATCTCTTTGTACTGCTAAACCATCAAAAGGTGTATAAACACCAATATCGTTAAAATCTTGAGTTAACAAAATAGGAATTGTAATTCCAGTTAGGCATGGGGAAGGGTCAGGAAGTGGTGCAGTAGACGTTAAACTTCTCCATAAGTCACACCTATAATCATCTCTTACTTTTGCTTTCCAATAATCACATTTTCCAGATTGATTAAAGAAACAATTATTGCAATTTTGTCCTTGAATAGATGAGAGGTACTGGTCCGACACATAGTGGGGCGGTAGTTGTATTGGTATTGCATCCAATTGTCCTGGATATAATCTTCTTCTAATTTGTAAAGAGTGTGTTTCCATCTACTATATTGGATTTATATATTCCCAAAACTCTATTGGGGTGTTTATGTTGGTTCCAACTCTTGTTCCTGCTAAATCTTCAATCCAATAAGTAAAATTATTTTTGTCTAATAATAATCTATAATACATATTAGTAGCTGGGTCAAAACTAATTTGATTAGGTATGGAAGTAGGTAAGACATTGGTAAATCTCGTTACTTCTCCATCTCTTCCATTATAAAACTTAGCAGACATAAAAAAAGTATTAATGTTTAAATATGTGCTTTCTTTTAACCAATAAAAAAAATAACCTATACTCCTATTATCCATATCAAAATCATAACGTGGGGTCGGTACGTTTCTAACAGTATCTAATATAATGTTTATACCACTGGCATCAAATATTGGTGAGTCAGGCACATTCATATTTAAATCCGCCCATGCTGCTGTTTGATTGGGTACTACTGAAATATTCCTACAATCAGCATCTATTGAACATAATGGTCGTCTTGTACCATTTACTGGACTTAGTAAATTGGACATATAAAATTTTTGTCTAGTCTTGACTGGACTATCATGAAAATCTAATTTAAAAAAACTCTTTAATAAATCAGATGTATTTTCCGATAATTCTACATTATTATATCCTTTAAAATTAAATCCAAAAGGAAATGGTTGGGCTGGAGGTGCAATAGGTAGTAAAGTAGGCCATGTATTAGTAAGTTTATCAAAAAAATTAAATTGGTAGAAGATATCGGGACTTTCTTCACTATTATCAAATAAAGGAGCATGTCTAAATCTAGTTACTTCAAAATCTTTAGTAGGATTTACTAATTGTCTAACTACGTCGTTCTCATATACTTTTATTAAATCTTCTCTACCAGCTTCATCAAAAGTAGTGCCAAACCCTAACTGAATAGTCGGGTCTTTTGTATTGATATTAAATATAAATTTATTCGCAGCCATCTATTAAAAATTCGTCTATTATTTCTGTTATTCCTGTAACTGACAGGTCTGATTCCGCTCTAATTTGTTTTTGAACATAAAATGGAATAATCTTACTAGGGTATTGTGCATTATTCATAAATGGATAATCTACTCCATGACCACCATCAATAAACCCTATTTCCCACAAATCTCTCCATCTCCATGTTTTTTCTCTTTCCCAATATTCAGCCCAATCTGGTATATTAATTACTTCTTGTGGGTCACCAAATTCAATATAGGTAGAAAATCTCCTAATTGGGACTTCATGGTGTGGTTTATATATGTATCCTTTTTGTCCATCTATGGTCCCTTGTCCCATCATAAAAACCGCGTTATTCCATGAAAACTGATGTTGTATTTCACTTATAACTCTTTCTTTAAGTTCTTCTGCATTATATTCACAAAAGTCCCCCCTCAATAAATCCCCTACTCGTAATTCTGTACCTCTAATTAATGCACTACCACCAGGTAGTGGGTCCACTATTAGTCCTGAAGGTTGTTCGTCCCCAACACTTCCTCCTCTTACTATATTAGGTCCTACCGGACCAAAAGGTAAAGGAACTGCTGCAGCATCCGATACTCCATCAATGGATGTATCCATATAAGTCAGTGGAAAATTCCATTCCCATCCATATTTTGGTGGATATAAAAAATATCCTAGATTATTTCTTAAAAATACTGTTACATATAAATTAGTTAACGGCCTCCCTAAATTATCTCTTAATGTTTTAACATCTATATCTCTATTAAAAGAATACAAATAAGAAGGATATGAATTTTTAATCGATATCCTACAGGTTGCAGTGGGTGTTACTCTGTCTATTTGTTTTACATCAGGAAATACACCTTGTTCAAACCCACAGTCGTCTAATACTGCATCTGATACTTCAGTTAAAATTTTATTTATTCTAACATAATAACTAGAAATACTTTCTGAGTTAGCTTTATTCGTTTGTCTTCTCATAGTTCCCATTGAAAGATTAGGTAAAGCTGGGAACCCTACTACGGTTCCTTGTGGAATTAAAAGATTAAATATTTTTTCTGAAGACTTTCTAGTCGAATCCCCTACGCTATAAACAGGAAATACATTATCTCGCAAAGTGTATGTTGTTCCTTGTCCATTATCCATATTTAATACCACATATTCTCCTTTACTTAATCCGTGTGGGGCAGAACAATAGAATCTAATCATATCTCTTCCGTTAAATACAATTTGTTGAGTATAAAAAGGAATTCCTTGATTAGCTAAAAAAGCAATCGCGTTGGTTGTTGGGGACTGTTCCATCTGATACCACATTCTTTGGTCACTCTTACATTCAGAAGGATAGCTAAGAAACATATTCCAATTAGTAGTGGTAGAAACAAATTCATCTAAGTCTTTTCTTTTCATATCAAACTCTTGAAACTGGGGATATCCTGCCCATGGTGAATATGCTGTTCCTCCTGAACTATGAATATAGTATAATTGTTGAAATAAAAGAGTAGTGAATCCACTTGAACTGGAGGAGGTATTTGTGTTTATTGCTAATCCACTATAATCATTATCTACAAAAGGTGATATCTTACCATAAACTCTATAATTACTTATATTTTGTCTCTCTTCATTAAATCTCTCATTAATATTAAGATTAACTGTTCTATCGCCTTGTATTAAAGTTCTGGAAGTATCATTTAATGAAACCTGAAAAGTTAAATCTTCCTCAGTTGCCCCAGCAAATTTTTTAGTTGGTATTACTTTTAATATGTTTTTTCTATTTCCCATAATTTAATCTAATGGTGGCATGTAACCATTAATAAATTTATCATATGCATTATTTCCTTGATATAATCCAAAATAGTAATGATAATACCCCATAGATACTTCATTGGTCGTTGGAATAAGGGGGATAATTGGACCTGTTGGTGGGACAATTATCGGTCCTGGTTGAGCTCTATTACTTATTATAGTCATACTAGTACTATCTACAGCGTCCCAATTATTGTTTAAAGTACCAAATTGTGGACTCGTTTTCATCCATGGATAATATGGAATGGTTTGAGAAAAGGCGTATCCAGTACTATCTCCCATTATTTTTGTTCTTAACCCTTGATTAGAAATAATGATTGGTTTATTAGCAAACGCATCATTAATCTCAACGTCGATAATAGTTGGGGGTAATGGACCATAGTTAGGGTCTTCTGGATAATAAAATGGGCTCATATATTTATGTACCCCTATCTCATTATTAAAAGCAATTGCTTGTGAAATATCACCATCTAATAATCTATGTTGTCCTCCTGAGATTCCTGCACTAGTAGCTTTTAGTTTTCTCTTATTTCTATTGGTGGCACCCCCTGTAGCTGGGAAACCAAATACCTGCCAACCTCTAGTCCCACCAAACCAATTGTTAATTCCCGTGTATTGTATTTCCCACCAATCATAATTCATTAATTTCTGATTAATAAAGTAATCTAGAATACCTGCAGGAGATTTAGCGGAACTTGATTCTAACTGGTCTATATAGAAATCATTATTTTGTTGGTTTTCACAATCTATACATGAATTATTAGTAGTTAGGTCTTCAAATGTTCCTAACTCCAATATAGCAGTAGGATAATTAATACCTTTATATTGGAACCTGTACTGTAAAGTATCTGGAGTTCCGTCAGGCTGAGTATAGTTAAAGATAAAATTAGCATTAGGGTTACTAGTTTGGAAAGTTCCAGCTCCTGAAGGATTATAAGGACAACTTCTATAATAATATTCGTTAGGATTAGTAAAACCGTCATCAGGACCTACTATTACATCCCTACAAAAATAATCTGTAGTTGTTTCTGTTAATGTATTAGGGTCTGTAGTTACTATTCTCTTATTATCAAACCTAAAATGGTAAAGAGTACCTCTAATCCATGAGGCCCAAAATCCCATATTAAATACTCCTTGACAAAGACCGTTATAAATATTCTTTCTAACTCTCCATTCATTTAATCCAAAAAATATCTTGCTCAACCTAGTTAACAAGAAAAATCCTAATATTACTACAAATCCATCAATTATTAATTCCATTATGATTGGGGATAAAGCTGCACCAACACCAGGAATCAATGCCGTAACAGCTCCTATGGTTATCATTGTCCATACTGCTGCTGTAAACATACCCTTAAATCCTGAACCATCATAACTAATAATATAACAACCTTTCATACTAGTACCATCTTTACCTTCAGTATCTAGCTCTTCATTATGTTCATCACTATAATATAAGATACTCGCATCTCTCAATGCAGGAATTTGGCAGTTAGGGTCGTCGACTAATGGATTACCAGAAGATTGTTCTATATCCCCAACACCAAAAAGACTAGGAAAATCTAACTCAAAAAAGCTACCGCAATTACAATCTTCACATTCATCATATTTGGTGAGTGGTAATCTGTATTTTACAGAATCTATCAATCCAACTACTAAATTTGCTAAAACTATCGTAAAAATAGCTACTGCTAATGCAAATGCAAACTGACCTATTGCCGAAAGAATTGCACCTAAAGGAAGCATCCCCGCCATCCCAATCACTATATTCAATATTTGTGTCATTGCTACTGCTAAAGCGGCTACTGCATTAGCAATATTCATGAGCAAACTATACATTTGTATGATAATAAAGACAGCCATAATAGCAAAGGGCACAAATATAGATAAGACTGTTAAAAACAGTGTTAGTTGACTCATTAGGAATATAAATGACCCACCTCTAAAACCATCATTAGCTGGAAATTCTTTTATACTTCCACTACAATCTGTTTCTTTAGCGGGATTAGTACTTTTTATTCCTATGAAACTCCATCTATCTCTTTTAGCACTATATCCACCAAACATGGTTCCTCTACCAGGAAGGTCAGCATCAAAAGAATTGCCGTCAAAAGGATTATTATTATAATCATTTCTATAAATGTCTATAAAATTTGAAAGTGTATATACCCTATCTGGAACCATTTCATAAAAATAATCTTCACCTAAAAACGCAGGAGAACTAAGATAATTATCACATTTCGTTTGGAGTGTTGTGCCCATATCATGAGGATAATCTAATAAATCTGTGGAAAATTGATAACTAGAAATCATATCATTAGTGTATTCTCGAATATTTGGAACTAGATACTTTCCTTTACGTGACTCAGAACTAACTTCACTATCGAAACTAATTCTGAATCTATATTTTCCCCTTGTTGGCACTCCTATAGCGGGGTCATCAGATATTTGTTCGTTTCCAAATTCATCGGTATAAATATAATCTAAATTCATTGGCACTTTAGCTACAAATGAACCAGTACCATCTATATTATGTAAATTAATTTTTTCTAATTTAGGTCTACATGCACAATTGGGGTTTGCGTCATCATTCTCTTTAAATACCGTAAATCTAATTGCCTCTATCTTTCCACTACCTGTAGTTAATTTGCAAACATCCCCCTGACTTCTACCAGGGCCACATTTCCACCCTAAACTACCACTATTATCATCACTAATAATACTTCCCATAAATAAAGCGTTAGGTCTAAACTCTACGTTTGAATCTCTTAGGTCAAAATCAGCTCGGGATATACCTGAATTACACATTTCATCATCTCCCCAGAAAGAAACAGATTCTATTGTTTTGTTCTGAATTACTATTTGTGGTAAAGTATCTAAATTCTCGGAGTCACTAAAAACTGCTGAATTTTTAAATTTTTCTATAGATACTCCTTGTGAAACAAAATCAAAAGGTTTCATAGAATAACATCCAATATCACTAACATCTACAGACATATGGAGTTGGTGGATTCCTAACGGAACTCCCCAAATCATATAATCACCATTCTCATTAGTTTTTACAGTAAATTTATAATATTTTTCGTAGACCTCTAATTTAAGTGGATTAGATATAGTTTCTTCCGCTGTTAAAAAACTTCCTGTAGGTGTATGTCTATTATGTTGTTTAGTGGTAGGTAAGAGATTATATCTGTATCCTTCTTCATTTTTATCCGTAACATCCTTAAATGGATACATCTCTTTTATTGCTTGGTCTTCTTCATCTTCTGCGGTTAAAGGAATGAATATAGAAAGTTTAGCATTAGGCACTCCTAGTCCGCTATTGGCGACTACTCTTCCTACAATTACACCATAGTCTGCACACATTCGTGCGTACACCTCTGACTGGGTCAATTTTAGACTCAATACTTCTAAAAGGTCAAAGTCTTGTTGTAAATTTACCTTAACAAAACTATCTTTACCTACGTTAGTTCTTATTCTATATGATTTGGGCATACATTACTTTAACAGATAAATATTTGTTCTGTCAAAATTAAAAGTAATATACACTACCTATTTGTAAATCTAATTATGTTATGGATGGTTGGGCTAAAGATTTAATCCTTACAGCGATATCTTTATTCGGTAACTTAACCTGAAATATTTGATTAGGTTGTGCAAATAATGTACCATCAATTAAAGCTATCTCTTTTGTTATTGGATTTTTATATGGTTGGGATACTGTATTTTCAGAATATTCACCTCCCACATTATTTATCAATCTTATATCTACTAAATTTATAACTCCTGGTTGGTTTACTATATCTTTGGTTAGTTCTCCTGTAAAAACATCTTTACCCATTTCTTTATTATCAGGACTGAAAAACGTTGTTGTCTTATCGATAATATTGGTTATAATGTCCGATTGATTATATCCTGGGTCTATAATTAAGTCTAGTTCTACACTTAAATCAATAACTTCAGCAGAAGTTACGCTTATATAATCATTTAACATTCTATAATCAGAAAGATATTCAGCGATATTTTTCATCATCGTCGTGCTTACTTTGGAACTTAGGGAGCCGTCTTCTGAATAAGATAATAAATTAATAAAAACCTTATTCTCTACTTCCATTACCCCTACTTTTGCGGGTGAACCAAATATGCTAGGCATTGTTTGTATTCGGGAAACATAATCATTAACCGTTACCGCTCTTTCTTGAGCAGAAAAATTAAACGAGATATAATTTCTTATTTCTTCTACACTTGGTTGATTGGCTCCCCCAATTGCTGAAGTTACATTATTAACAGTTAAAGAATCTCTTACAGAGGAATTAATACTACTTATAGGACCGTTAATTGCAAAATCTATACTAGATACGGTATTAATACTATTAGGACCTACATTAGTCCCTTTACCTCCACCTACACGATATTGGATAAAGATTGTTGTATTAGATTGTGGTGCTTTACCAAGTGATAAATTATTCATATATTGATTTAAATCTAGCTTATATCCTGTTGAAGTCAGTTCGTCTAATGAATCTTCTGCTGAACTACTTCCACCACCTAATGTTAGAAAAAAGAACCCTTCAGGTGTGTACTCCGTAATAAACCTTTGGTCTGTATTTTGCCATTTACCTATTTTAATTCCTGGTTTATCAGACTTCTTACTATTCTGCTCAATGAATACTTTGTCTTGTACTAACGCTTCTACCTCATACCACTTATTTGTTGCGTTAATGAAATCAGTATTTTTTGGTAGAGATTGTATACTAGTACCGTCTTTCTGCATTACTGCAGTAACACCTAAAACGTTTTTCTCTGGTAAAAATACTTTAAGAAATGGTTTAACATCAGTACTAGTTATTACTTTTTTAAATACTTTAGTTACTCCGTTAACTACTACTTCTCGTTTAGTTATAGTATAATTAATAACATTTCCATTTGCATCAAAATTAGGGGTTTTGGTTCGGTTTGGGAATCCTTTACTGTCATATGCATTCGCAAAATCCACGTCATTCACTAACTCAAATACCTCACCTGCTCCTTTAAATTGTGAATTTCTACGTAATAATCCTAAGTATCTTGTATTTTCCTTATCTCCCATTACTGGTACAGTAACAGACAAATCTGCCACTGCTACTGAAGGACGATTTCCTGGTATTTTTAAACCATAAGTTCTTGCTATATTATACAGTGAAGACCTTTGTTGTGCATATTCTAAAACTGTCTCTTGAAGACTTCTATCAATATGATAGTTTAGATTATCACCAATTGCCGCGTTTAAATCTAATAAAACTGAAAATATAGAAGCGTCATTGGCATTTTGAATTAGGTCCGGATATTGTTGTTTTACATATTTTAATAAGTCTGTTCTTAATCCAACAAAATCTCTTTCTGTATATGATATTTTATTATTTGCCACTATAAATTAATTATTACAAAATCTTTAGTTTCGAACGCACTACTAGTAGTGGTGAAATCAACTCTTACTTTAGCTGTATATTCTTCTGCAGCAGCACCAGAAACCCTATATACTCTATCATCATTCGTAGTAACTAATGTGCCTTCTGTTTCTTCTGCTTCTAAAATTGGTGTTACATCTATACTGTCTATCCTTAGGTTTGGTATGTATTTGTCTACTTGTTCTCTTATTTCTGCTTCAATAGAATCAAAAGTTGGTGTATCCATTGGTTCAAATATATATTCGTATAGTCTCGTACCAAAATCAGGTAAGAAATACCTCATTCCTTTTCTGGTTAAAAGTAAATGTATTAAATCTGCTTTAATCTCGTCTTCTGGGGTTTCGGTTAAATCAAACATGTAACCCAACCTACTCTTATTTAAAGGAAAATTTATCCCGTATGTTCCGAATTCTGGCATTATAACTTTTTTATATAAATACTTGTAAGATTAGTTTGTTTTGTCTTTTATGGGTTGGGTTTTATTTTAGTGGTCTTACTACCCTTGTGTTTCACTCAATTCTTCTATTGGGGTCAACTCAACATCAATCTCACATTGGCCACCAGAACAAGCTAATTCACCTGACAAATCAGTATTGTCTTCCAACTCTACAACTTTAGATAAATCGATATCTTTTAATGAGTTTAACATTTCATAATATTTTTCTTCAGTTATATCCTCAAATGGTGCTTGTATATAACTTCCACCATCATAAGGTAACACTGAAAGTCCGTTGTAATGTTTCTTATTTTCCCACATCCACTCTCCTGCTGCGTCCCACTCATGGTCTCTTAATGATATAGTTGCAGAAACATTATGACTATTAGACCCCTTTCTATGGCCAGCATTTACCCATTCGGTTGCAACTTTTTTAACTCTTTCCAATAACTGGAATGGTGATTCTGTTCTCATTATTGAACCTTTTGGAGCTCTCTGCGGGATTTCAATCACTGCAGTATCATGTGGTCTGAAAAATTCGTCTTCGACTAACTCTGGATGGTTTATAAGTAAGTAATTGTAAATTGCCTCATTTTTACCAACTCTAAGCCTTCTAACGTAATAATCATTATGCCATGCATGAATTCCTGATGAGGTTCCTAATGTTAAAGAAGTTGTTCCTGCTGGTTTCACTGTTGTTGTTCTTGCTGCTTGATTAATCCCTAAAAGTTTAGACACTCGTGTATTTTCCCTTTTTACTAAACTAGCAGCTTTAGACATATCATAATTAAGTACTTTACCTGACCCTATACCTGTCATTGAAACTCCGATTAGGGCTTCTTTTTCAGTTGTCTCTCTCCAAACTTCTCTTAAGTAATGGAATTCTGTATATCCTGCTTGAAGTGTTCCTATAAACGCAGCTGTTTTAACTCTTTCATTTAAGTCTTCTTGTGAATATATATTTGATACGTTTACTTCACATAGATTACAGAATTGAAATGGTCTTAAAGCAATCTCACAACATGGATTAGTTCCCCAATCTTTATCATTATTTAGATAAATTCCTGGTTCACCTGCTCCAGATAATTCTACTCTTTTCCATAGTTCCATAAAAAACTCCTTAGTAATTTTATGTCTCATTAAAACTGCTGAATTATTTGCTCTTCCTCTCTGGGCATTTAATTCCCACCAATTTCCAGCTTTACATCCAATCATAGAATCATCGTCAGCACTAAATAATGAAATAAGTGCAGCTCTTCTAATGCCTCCTGCTAATACAGCATCTGCTATATAACAAATAATATCATGTACCTCAAGTGTAGATAATTTGTCCCCATTTTCTTTTTCTGATAATATACCTTCAATCTTTACTAAACATTCTTTAAGTGGTTGAGGTCCTGGTGCTTTACCACCTGAGGTCACAAGTCTTGCACCTTTTTGTCTGATATCTGAGAAATCAAACTCTATTCTACTTCCTCCACCATTCATGTATGATTTAATTAAAACTTTAATTGAGTCAGCCCAGCCTTCTATAGAATCTCCAATCAAAAACCTTCTCTTTCTTTTTGGGTATGGTTTTTGAATTACTGGTAATTTTGCAACATGGTGTTTTTGTACTGAATATCCTACTCCAGTCCCTCCAAGTAATAAAAACATTGTTTCACTAAATGAGTCAGGATGGTCAATAGGTAAATACGCACAGTTATAAATTCTATTAGGACTTATCTCAATTGGTTTTCCTCCGAACTGCATACTTCTCATTGATGGTAATACCTTTTTATCGTATACTAGTTTATATTTTTGATTAATATCCTCTTTAAGATGAGGGTATTTTTTTATATGCATATTTTTATTCCTTGTCACTAATTCTCCCCATGTCTCTCGTCTATTTAACTGTGGCATATATTTTGCATACTTCATGTAAACTGTAATGTCCGACAAAATTTTATTAGATACTTCCATATTTTTAATTTTTTTTAAGTTGGTTTGAGATTATTTATTAATCTCCTATATTAATTTATTGTTTGGTTTCTTCTATCTAGTGCTGCTCTTACTCGTTGAGCATTTCTTACTTCCCTCGCATTTTCTAGGTCTAAAAAGGTTTGTGATTGTTCTGTATCGATTTCTAAATACTCATTATCAAATTTACAATTCTCAAAAACTATACCATCTTTACCAATTCTAGATTTAGTTAAAGCAATAGTAGCTAACCCTAATTCTTTTTGTTGTAAACTTTTTGCGATAGATATTATCACATGCCCAACTTGTGCTTTTTTAATTGACCCTCCCATCATATCATTAGTTACTACATTGGAACTTATCGAAGTTCTATTTCCTTGTGCAGCGGTCCATCCAACTACATCAAGTTCGTTACACATACTCTCAAATTGTCTCATAACTGAACCTTCCCCTTTCCATTCATCAGAGAATATCCTATCTGGTAAAAGACAATCAATATAATCTAAAATTATTAAATCTATTTTATTATCTTCTGCAATTAATTTTCTAACTCGATTTTTAATTTGATTAATATTCATTGTATCAGAAGGTAATTTCTCTAACAATAATTTACCTCTTCCTTTGTATTTTTCTAATTTCTTTAATACTTCTTCTTTTTGGGACGCTTGTTCTTTTGAGGAAATTCCTGTCCAACAAGTTATATGCTTTCTTTGAATTATCTTTGGATTGTCCTCAAAAAATATTTGTAAAACATTAAATCCTAAATTATAAGCTGTATTTGCAACTTTAGTTAATATAGTGCTTTTCCCTACACCCGTTGGTGCTAAAAATAGCCCTATTTCTCCCTTTGCAAGACCACCATCTAATAAATTGTCTATTCCGGTAATGCCTGTAGGTATAGGGTCTCTAAAATCATCTTTTAATACTTCTTCTAATCCACTAAACACATCTAATAAGGTTTGGTCTAATTCTCCAACCTGGATAGCTTCTCTAATATATGATTCACATTTATCATAAGATTCAAAATCTCCATCATCTAAAATCTTATTAACTTTAGTGATAGCTTTTTTTAATTCTTGTTGTTTACAAAACTTTAAGGATTTTTCTTGTACCCATAAATGGTCTTCATATGGACAGTCTTTAATTTCGGATAACATATCAAATACATTTTGCCTTGCCATATCAGATGTTACTTCTATTCTACTTATTTGGTCCAAAGCATCAAATGATGGGGGTAAATTGTACTTATCATGATATTCTTTTATCATCTGCATAATAAGTTTAAAATATTGATTGTCAAAATATCTAGCTTCTATTACATCTATGATAGTAGACGCAAATTTCTTATCAACAATTAGTTGATTTAAAAGTTTTATTTGAAAGTTATATCCTAGATAACCAAAATTGTTTTTTCCGCTCATATTATAAAATTTTTACACATTAATAAATATAGTTAACTTCATCTTAATACCTCTATTGGTGTTGTTTTTCTAAGTGACAATGTGTCACTAAGCTCAGATAATATCTGTGGTATTAGAGGCCTTATATCAACTGTATATCTTACTCTTGTTGGGTATATGTGAGACGGTAAAATAGTGGCAATTATATTTCTTCCATTCTCTTTAATTTCAATCTCAAAAACTTCTTTCTCTGACCCTTCTAGGTCTTGGTCTGACAAATTAACCACATTAGTGTATTGATTATATTGGTCATATAGGTAATCCCAACTCCTTTTTTTTAAATGATATCTCAACTTTGTCTTTATATCTTCAACTTCTTCAAAAAGTTCTAAAGATGTTAATGTTTTAGGATTATGTTTTCTAACATTAAAATATCTCTGACAAATAATATTTCCATTTATTTTTAATAGGAACTCAAATTTTGATATTAGTTTTTTATCTATCTTATTTTCCATTTCTTTTATTTTTAAAATTATACGTTTCTTTTTTTATTAACTCAATAAACGGTTCAAAAAAATCTAGCCACGCATTGTCCTTTTGTGGTAAAAATTTATTTAATCCGTCTCTTAATGTCATTTCAATAACATTTTCTATTCTTCTATCTGTAGGGTCTAAAGGCAGTTTAGAGATTGACGTAATCTCCTCTTTTGCTTCTTCTGTTAGGAAAGGAATAGATAAATCAATTAATCTTCTATTAGTCTTATAAAATTCGTCTCCTCTCTCTCCACTTTTAGTGACACCTTCTAAGATATTAATTATAGCTTTTTTATTTTTATTAGTAGTATCTTTAAGTTTTTTACTCCTATCTAATACAAATTCTAAATTTATCTCTTTTTCAGCTAATTCTGGAAATAAATTAAATAAAGTTTTTTCCCCTAAATAACTTATCCCTTCTATATTGTCACTTTTATCCCCAGTTAATAGTTTAAATAAAACTATATTTGTCACCGGGATTTGTTGTTTCCCAATTTTTACCATACTACCATGTTTAACATATTCTTTTTTTCTAGGTAAATACTGAGTTACTTTCTTGTTTATAAGTTGTATTAAATCTTTATCGGAACTTATTATTGTTTTTTCTTCTTTGGGTGTGATTTGACAATAATACGCAATTCCATCGTCCGCCTCACAATACTGGAATTGGCATTGTCTTATAAATAATTCTTCTAGGTATTCGGATATTCGATTCTTTTGTTCCATCATTGATTGAAACCTTTCGTCATCCATTCTCTTTTTTCTATTTGCCTTGTAAGACGGATATATTTCTTTTCTAAAGTGATTGCTTTTAGGTCCATCCCAAAAAACAACTACCTTATCATAGTTTTTTTCTAATAAATGTTTCTGTAATGTAAGTATGAAATGATATAACGCTCCTAAATGTTTATCTTTATTGTAAACATTCTTGACGCCATGAAAACCAATTTGTAATATACAATTACCATCAACAACTAAAGTTTTCTTCATTTATCATCTTTATAGGGTTAAACATTCTTTTTAAAATAATTCTCCGGTATCTTCTACAGCTAAATTATAATCTCCCTCAGAACCTATAATTTTGCCCCAATACTCAGCATTTTGTGTTTTGTAAATTTCTATTGATTTTTTTTCTTCTGACTGGTCTTTTCCTTTTAAAAACCCATGTGGTGTGATTAGTATCTTTCCATCTTCATAACCTAAACCATTCACATGGTTCTTCAAGATAGATATTTTAGTTCTAGTAGCAAACTTAACTTTTCTTTTGTCCTTAGTTGCAGTTATTTTACTTACTCCAGAATTCTTTTGATTGCCGTATAGAAACACTAATGTAGAATTTAACCACAATGATTCACCTCCTTTTGCCTTAATTTTAGGTTGACTAAAAGGATTGTCAGCCAGTTCTACCCATGGTTGATTGACTACTACTAGGGTGTTAGTGTGTTGAGATGTGTCTTTTCTACTTCCTGAAATTCTTTGGTTAATTCCCATTCCAATTTTATCAGCTAATGTAGCTGCATTATGCATTTTTCCACCTTTACCATCAAATGTCATTTTACACGGTACTGAACCTACTGAATCCCACATAAATAATAAATCATATTGTATCTCACCACTTTTTTGTGCATCTAATAATTCATTAATATAATCGGTGATTTGTTCTATGTATTGGAAGTCGTTGTTAAATAAAAAGAATCCATCCCATTCTACTTCTCCTGTTTTAGGGTCTACTTTACCTTCACATTCTAATCCCATTAATTTAGCATGGTCAAAATCCCATTTTTGTTCAGTAATAATGAATACAGGTAAAATACCTTTTCTTTGTGAATCTATTGCTGTTTTCACTAAAGCTGTTGTTTTTCCAGTATCTGTATGCCCTAAAAACATATTAATATGGCCCATAGCTGGACCGGGAATACCAGAGGCATCTAAGAAAGCTTCACCTAAATCAAAAAATCTATCTTGTTTAAATGTTGCTTTCTTAGAAAATTTCTCTTTTATATCTTTAAAGCTCTTTTTCTTTATTGCCATAGTATTAGATTAAAATGGTAAATCTTCGTCCTGTGGTGTGTTTGCTTGTGGGTCGGATTGTGTAGAAACAACTGTCTCCATATCGATACTTGTTGTTTCACTATCGGTATAGACATATTTCTTAAGATTGCTATCCCATTCTGGAACTTCTCCTTTTGATATTGCTTCTAAATATTCGATAGGTTTTCGTGCATATACATCTGTCCACACTTCTACATTTCCGGTCCATTCTTGTACTTTTGATTCATCAGTACTTAATGGTGCTGGGTCATCTGCCATAATCATACTAACAGAGGTGTATGTTCCATTACCACTTGGTGTGGGTAGAGCTTTTAGAATAAGACTAAGGTCTCTACCTTCTGTAATATTTGTTACATCACCTTTTTTCTGGAATAATGGGATTAATTTATCCATAATACCATCTCCTCGGAAATTATGTTTGAATCTCCAGAACTTTACACCGTGTTCTTCGTTATCTCTATCAATAACTTTAACGATATAAAATTTTCTAGAACGATATTGTCTTGATAAATCTCTATCTTGTTGATTTCCTGTTAATTTTAAAGCCTCTTCAACTTCATTTAAAGGACTTCTTTCTCCTGAAGAACTTCCATCAGCGTTCTTACCCGGGTCATAAATTTTCATCCATTTTCCTTGTACTTGCATTTCATGAAACCACACTTCTTTAAAAGGTGATGTACCATCTGCAGTAGGTAAAATTCTAATATTTGATTCTCCGTCAGTTTGTCCTTTTATTAAAAAAGTCGCAAAGTACTTTTTTAATCTGTCTTCGTTACTAACGAATTTCTTTTTTTCTGAATCAGATTGTGAATTTTTTTCGTACTGACTCAAGATTGCATCTAAACTACTCATAGTTATTTTCTTTTTTAATTAATAATTAATTTTATACATGTAATAGTACATTATATATTCAATGAAGTAAAGTACCTTACATTTTATTTTCATACTAAATATATATAAAATTAAAGCATAAAAAAAAGCGAAAATCGCTTTTTTGTTTTACTATTTTAATGCTTTTATTTGTTAGGTTTGGTGCCTAAAACTTTGAACTCTTCCTCAGAATCTTCATCTTGTTCTTCAGTCGGCGCATCAAAACTATTTTCTATATCAACATTATTAAAGTCTTCTACGTCGTCTTGAGTGAGTACGTATTCCGCTTTTCCTTTCTTATTAGTGTTTTCCTCACTTTTTTCTTGCCAGTAATCTAATGGTTTCTGGGAATAAGGACCACTATCTAATGATATCATCTCTAATCTTTCTTCTTGTGTTGGTGGTGCTGCTTGTTCTATTTTTTCCCCTAGTTCATCGATTGCCTGGCTTATTGTCTCAATACTACTTAATTTAGTTTCTAAATCACCTAATTTATTCATTAGGTCCTCTATTTTATTGGTTTGTTTATCTAGAGTGTCTTTAGCTTCTCCAGCTTTCTCCTCAGCTCCTTTTGCCATTGTAACAATATCAGTTACATCAACCTCAGTAGAATCGGAACCTAAATCATCGCCTATATCATCACCCATATCATCACCCATATCATCACCCATATCATCATCTCCTAATCCAAACTCATCATCTCCTTCTAAGTCACCTTCGTCTTCAGCTTCTGCACCTGCGGGGTTGGTTGGGTCTACCTCTCCTTCTAATTCATCATCAGATACCTCAATTGGTTCATCTGTTTCTGCTTCTGGGTCATCTTGTTCTCCAAATCTTGACGGTTGATTCTTAATAAACCCACTACCACCACCTAGTCCTCCGACCATCTGTTCAGATAAAGATTCTACATAAGTGCCTATTTGGCTGAATCTTTCTAATTCTTTCTCTAAATTCTCTTCTCTTTTCATTATCCCATTAATAGTGTACGACCATCTTCTGTGACCATTCTTTTATTAACCTTTTCTACTAAACCATCTTTACGTCTTAATGTGTAACATTCTCCTGTTTGCATATCACAAACTTCTTCCTCTTCTACCTCATCAGTAATTTCTACTTTCTTTGGTGTTGGTTCAGTCTTACCTAGATAAGTGTCTAAAGTATTTCCTAAATTATTTTCTTTATTTTCCATAATAATGTTATTTACATATAAATATAACAGATAATGTAAAATTACGAACCAGAATTGTAAGATTGTGGTGTTCCTGTGAAATCACCACTTATAAGTGTTGGTTTTATAGTTAGATTTAATTTTTTAGCAATCATATCTTCAATTAAGTCAGGTTTTACATAACTCATATTGTCTTCTGCAAACCAGGTCGTTGATAATCCTACATTATTATTAGCAAAGCTTAACAGTTGTGGCCATACAACTTTTAAGTAACCGTTTAATTTATCTTTTAGTTTTCCGTCCAATGCATTTTGTACTTTAAAACAGGGGCACTTTTTATTACCAAAATCATTATGTCCTCTTACAAGTTGTTTGTATGTTTCTCCAGCCACCCCATTTAATGGTGATGGGATATGTTTTGGCCATGCGACGATTCCTTGTGGTCCCATTATTGTTAATTGTATAACTGCAGGTGATACACTATCATCTTTTGTTATTCTAAATATTCCTAACTTAAACAATTGAAAGATAATAAATCTTTCTAGAGATGAGTTTTGGGCTGCTGTTGAAAGTTCGCCTGATGTTGAACCATATGGTTTATCACTACTACAGTTAGATATAAGGGCTATACTTAAAGTATTGCTATTTACATCTAAAACATGTGCTCCTTGGTATGTGTCTGGTCTTGCGGTTAAAATTGTACCACTCCTATCTCTATTTACCAAATAATGAAAAGCTATACCAGCAAAACCTAAATCCTTATGGGTCACATTTAAAGTTCCTACTGGGTCATTACCTAATTCCACATTCCCTGTAGAATGAAGAATTATCATAGTTATCTTTCCTGTCATTGGTAAAGCTGGTGGGTTAGGTCCTGTATCTTTTTCTACTCCCTCTGGTCCAAATCCGCTAACTTGAACATCTGTCACCACTTTTCCTTTTACCCTTTCAATAAATGATTTATTAACTTTTGAAACTATGTCTTCAATATTTGGTAAGTCAAAAAATGGTGACCTAATACCAGTAAAAGATGTTTCCATATTATTAGGGCTGATATTATGTTCTACATCTGTAATTAAGTATGGTCCCGTAAACATAGGCACATAACGTAAATTAAAATACATTGTAGGTTGTATGCATGCATTTCCCATCGCATTAATTTTTGCAGTGTAAGACCTACTTCTATAAATGTTAAATAAATTTAATCCTTGTGTAGAAATTGTTTTGTCGTTAGAAGAGTCTGCTAATTGTTGTGTTAGTCTAAATGATTCAGCTGTATTTCTAAATTCGTTCTGGTCTAAAGTAACCCCTTTAAATACACCTTGATTTTGTATTCCAAAATCTACATTAAAAGCTACAACCTTGTTGCACTTTGTTGGGTCTGTGCAATTAGAAAATAAAGGATTGTCAGAAGTTCTACCTAATAGGAAAGAATCAGTATCATAACGATATATGTCCGATTGTACATTTATGTGTTGTGAAGGTTCTCCAACATACATACATAAAAATTTAGGTGAAGAATCTATATAATCTACCTCCATATGTGTACCAAATAAGGCATTAGCTTCATCACTAGTATTATATTTAGATATTTGTTCTCCATTTATATTGGTTACCCCATAAAAATTAATATAACTAGGTAATGGTAAGAAATGAAAATTATTCTCCTTTAATACTGCTCCAATAAAACCTAATAATGTTGTATTTGCATTACTTTCCATTGCTAATAATTTAAATGGTTCAACATCTATAATAGCTTTATCTCCTATATCTCTATTCGCTCTATCAAAGAATAAAAAATCCTCAAATAAAGTTTTATCACTAAATTCTTCACCCGCAACCCATTTATCATTTAATGTTTTAAAGGTTTGATATATTTCTAATTTTTGTACATCAGTTTTAAATATAGGGTCTATATCGTCTATTTGTGTTCTAACAGGTATTTTATCAAATATTGTTTTACTCTGTAGAAACACTTCATTTAGATGCACAGCCTGAGAATCGTCTAATCCACTAATTAATTGACTTATTTTTTCTTTAAACTGAGTTACAAACCCTGTAGGTTCTGGATAAGGTGTTACTGTATTTGTATTTACTACTGCACTAGATACTCTAGTAGAAGATATAGGTTCTTGCCTTATTCTTTCTGTTACATACATTCTAATTACCTTCCTAAGTAATTTAATATTTGTTTGTGTGAAATCTATATCTAGAGACACAAAAAAATCTGTTATCTCTGACCCTAAATCATTATAGTGAAGGGTTGGTAATTCTGGGTCATCAAAGAATCCAACGTGTAGGGCTAAACTAGCCCATTCTGCTGGATAAGTTGCTTGAGATACTGCTACAGTAACATCAGGTGGGAGGTTATTTTGGTAGGACCCAAAATTATAATAATCTTTCTCCCCACTTATGGTACGAAGTACTTTTAAATC